CTCTAGCTTCCTGTGGCGCGTTCCACCCACGAGAGCCTATAACAGTTTACAAAACACCCCAGCCCTAGACCCTTTTCTAAAAGACGCTGATTTAGATGGACGTAGCTTCAATGCGTTTATGCGTGAATGCCAGATATGGTCTAGCGTTTACGGCCATGTGTGGATAATGATGGACAAGCCAAAGTCTACTGCGGGAACTAAAGCAGAAGAACTAGCGCAGGAGATTCGCCCCTATGTCACCATGTTCACTCCCGAAAACGTGTTGGACTGGAACTACGAAAGAACGGCAAGCGGTAGATTTGAACTAGATTATCTGAAGGTTAGAGAGTCAGTCATTCGTGTAGACCAAACCACCACAGAGTCGTATTACCGAGTCTGGTACAAAGATAGGGTAGAACTATGGAAGTCTACCAATGACCTAGACAAGCTAATAGAAACTGACGATAACGTATTAGGCAGAATCCCTGCTGTATTCTTACCCGCTAACCGTTCAGTAGTTCGCGGCATAGGTATCAGTGATATTGCAGATGCGTCATATATGCAGAGAGCCATCTATCAGGAACTGTCAGAGATTGAGCAGTTGATTCGTATTAGTAATCACCCAACGCTTGTAAAAACCTTTGGTACTGATGCTTCTGCGGGTGCTGGTTCTGTTATCAACCTCCCTGACGATATGGATGCCAGCCTTGTACCATTTCAGCTACAGCCCAGCGGTCAGAACCTTGACGCTGTACGCGCATCTATACAGGACAAGATACAGTCGATTAACCGCATGAGTCACATGGGTGCTGTTCGTGGCACAGAAGCATTGACCATGTCAGGCGTAGCCATGCAGACAGAGTTCCAGATGTTGAACGCAAAGCTATCTGAAAAGGCTGACTTGCTTGAGTTGGCAGAAGAGCATTTGTGGAGCTTGTTCTGTGATTGGCAAGACATAACCAACGATATAGAAATCTTTTACCCTGACGCATTTGATCTGCGCGATTATGACAAAGAACTATTGTTCCTACAGCAGATGAGAGCAACTGGAATTCAGTCTGCGACTCTAAACCAAGAAATTGACAAAAAGATAAGCGACTTAATTCTTGATGACGAAGAACTTGCGAAAGCCCACGCAGAGATAGAAGCGTCACCCCAGCAGTTAGGCAATTTTGAAGTAGCTGATGTCGAGGGCAATTAATGCCAACCGATATAGAGCATGGCGACAATTTAGCAAGGTTAGCGGCTAGGCATCAGGAGCGTCTGGCAGAGTCCCTTGTAACGCTAGAAAATCGCATTGTTGATCTAATGGCTAACGCGCCACTACAAGACGGCAACCTGTTTGATCTTGAATGGGCTATCAGTGCGCGTAATGAGATCAGGCAATTGGTAGATGCTGAGTACCTTCCGCAGATTGATTCTATCCTGAGAGAATACCCAGAGGTTGCCGCAGGTGCTGAAAGTATGCTGAAAACATACGGCAGTTTTACTCAGATTGACCCCAAAATAATAACGCAGTTGCAGACTCTGGAGTTTCAAGGCTTTCAGGATATAGGCGCAGAATACGTTGACGCTATAGCCAAAGAAGTCTACCAGAACACCCTTACAGGCCGATCATTCGCAGACAGCGTAAACACTATCAAGCAGGTTGCTGGCGGTGAGATGGCGAGATATGCAAAGCAACAGGTACACGATTCACTTATGCAGTTTGATGCCGCAATTAACGTGTCAATAGGCAAAGAAGCAGGGGCTAAAAAATGGAAGTATGTCGGTAGCCTAATAGAAACGTCACGCCCTTTCTGTCGTGAGCATGAAGGCGAGGTAATGGATGACGAGAAGATTGAACAGCTATGGGGTACAAGTTGGGCAGGCAAGGCGATAGGCGATCCGTTCATAGTAAGAGGTGGCTACAACTGTGGCCATAGATTCAGGCCAGTATTTATTGAAGAGGAATAGATTATGCCATCAGGTAAAGGTACATACGGTTCTAAGGTCGGCAGACCTAAAAAGAAGAAAAAGAAGAAGATGGTTAAAAAATAACCAGTTATGATACAATCGGGATTCACCAACACTCTTTAAGAGGCACGTTACATGAGCGATGAAATCATGGGTACAGAAGCAGAGACTGAAACTGCGGCAGTAGAAACTCAGGCAGGTAAGACATTCACTCAGGAAGAACTTGATCGCATTGTTGCTGATCGTGTTGCAAGAGAGCAACGCAAGTTCGATAAAAGAGTATCAGGCATTGATCTTGATGAAGCGAAAGAATTGCTGGCACAAAAAGAAGCCGCAGAACTAGAGCGACAAAAAGANCGTGGAGAATTTGATGCTATCCTGAAAAAGACTGTTGAAAAGAAAGAACAGGAGATACAGAGTTATAAAAGCAAGCTACAGCAGACCCTAGTTGACGGGGCTATTCTGGGAGCGGCATCTAACAATAACGCTGTTAATCCAAATCAAGTTTCTGCCCTACTTAAAAGCAACACCCGACTTTCCGATAATGGTAATGTTGAGGTGCTAGACGATAATGGTTCGCCGCGCTACAATGACAGCGGTGATTTGTTATCAGTCAATGAGATGGTAACGGAATTCTTGACAGTAAACCCTCACATGGTCAAAGCGTCCCAAGGCGGGACAGGATCGCAGGGTAACGCTGGTGGCTCGACACAGAAGCCTCAATCTGTGGCAGATATGGTTGCTAACTGGGAAACAGGCGGTAAACAAGCGTTCGCCGCTATGAAGAAAAAGTAACCACCAAACCACTATTTAATTATATTTTGAGGAATTATCATGGCCGCTACAACTAGTACAACTCTTGACGACCTGTTTGTAAATATTATCGCTCAGGCTCGCTTCACCGCTGAAGAACAGTCCCTAATGATGGGTCTTGTTACTCAGTACAACATCCAGAACCAAGCTGGAAAGACTATCCAGATTCCTAAGTATCCAGCAATCGNNGCCGCTGATGTTGCCGAGGGAACCGATCTGTCATCTACCACTGTATCTACTTCTAAAGTTGAAGTGACTATCGGTGAAGTAGGCGCACAGGTTCTGTTGACCGACATGGCTACCTATGGCGCTGACTCCCCTGCTCAAGCAATGGGTACTCTGCTGGGTAACGCTATCGCTACTAAGATGGACAAAGACCTTCTTGCATTGTTCGCTGGCTTCTCTGGTGCTCTTGGTGCCGCTGGTGCGGAAATCACTGTCGCTGATCTCTTTAAAGCCGCCGCAACTTTACGCGCTAATAAAGTGACTGGCTCTATGGCCGCAGTAGTACATCCTTTCCAAGCCTATCAGTTGAAAGCTAACCTGACCAATACCTTCGCTAACCCGAATGGTGGCGACTTGCAGAACGAAGCAATGCGTAACGGTTATGTTGGAACTATTGCTGGTATTGACGTTTACGAGTCTGCCAACATTGTTGTTGACGGAGCCGGTGACGCGGTTGCGGCTGTATTTGCTCCAGAAGCACTGGCTATTGCCATCAAGCGGGACTTTAACCTTGAAGCCGAGCGTAACGCCTCGTTACGTGCATTTGAACTCAACGCGACTGCCGTATATGGCGTTGCTGAGTTGGATGACAGCTTCGGTGTTAAGATCACTGCTGACGCGGCACTTTAAGACTGATCGCCCCTTCTTCGGGAGGGGCTTTTACTTGAGGATATTATGGCTATTGATTATCGTGGGGAGAAATTCTCAGGTTATAACAAACCAAAGAGAACCCCTAAACATGGAACTAAGAGCCATGCAGTACTAGCCAAAGAGGGCGACAAGATCAAACTAATTAGGTTTGGTCAAAAAGGCGCAGATAACAAGCCACCGCGCAAAGGTGAGAGCGAAGCTGATAAAGCCAAGCGCAGATCATTTAAGGCGCGTCATGCTAAGAATATAGCTAAAGGTAAAATGTCTGGAGCGTATTGGTCAGATAAGGTGAAATGGTAATGGCATATAGTAANGATNCNGATTTAATGAAGCTAGTCCCTGACATTCTAAGTCTGGGTATAGAGTCATTTGTTNTAGAACACCCAAAGGCCAAGGCTGACATCGAACGTGAGTTACGCATTAAGTGGTGGCCGCGCAAGGGTCTATCTGGCGAAATGGATGCAACTAAACTTACCGCTTCTCAGTTTACTATGGCTTCGGCGTACCTAGTGCTTTGGCGTTATGCGCTACCGCAACTCACCAACTGGGTTGATGGTGATAGGTTTGGCAATATGATCGACTTCTACAAAGCTAGATACGGCGAGGAACTAGAGGCTGTATTGAGCGATGGGATTGAGTACGATGCTGACGGTGACGGCTCTGTTACTGTCGAAGAAAAGCAACCTGTTGGGCAGTGGCTGGATAGATGAAATTATCTATTACGTCAAATTCTAGGCGAGTAGGCGCTCAAGTTACTGCCGAAGGAAAGAAGCTATCTGGTAATGTGCAAAAGGCATTGTCTATTACTGCTCAATCCGGTATTAACATTATTCAAGAAAGGACAAAAAAAGGTTTAGGCTACAAGGATGGTAAATTTAAGCCTTATAATAAAGAGTACGCCGCATACAGGGTTAAAAAGGGTAGAGGCACGTTGCCCAACCTAGAGTTTGAACGCCATATGATGTCATCAATTACATCAAGAGCAGATAGCGAGAAGGCGGTTATATTCTTTAGAGGCGCGGAGAACTCAGGCAAGGCGGCAATGAACGAAAAGAAAAGGCCGTTTTTTGGATTCTCTAGGCAAGAAGAAAGAAAGCTAAGTAAGATATTCTTTAGGGCGTTAAAATGAGCGTAAGAGAAAAGATAGCTGACAGCATAGTAGATACGTTGCGGGATGTTGTCCCCAATAAAGATATAAGCTATGTAACCAGAGAGCCGTTTGACTTTGCTAAATTATCAAGCGCACAGTTTCCAGCTATACTTGTTCGCAGTGCTGGAGAAGATAGAAATGACAGCACCATTGGCGGCTCAATCACGCAAAGAATGGCAACAATTAATTATGACCTAATTTGTTATGTTAAAGGCTCGCTGATAGACACGGCCAGAAACAAAATAATTGAGGTTGTTGAAGAAGCCCTTGATGTTGATCGGTATCGTGGCGGCAACGCACTAGATACGCAGGTTGTTAATGTTGAGGTCGATGAAGGTTCTATTGATCCCGTTGGTGGGGTCATTATTACAATCCGCGTTTTGTATCAGTACACTCGCGGCACAAACTAACTTTATATTTGAGGTACGATCATGGCGACTAAAACAGGCGCATCTGGAGTAGTAAAAGTACAAGTCTCAGGCACGACTGTTGCCGTGGTTGGCGAAGTACGTTCTTTCACGTTTGAAGGTTCAGCAGACACTATTGAAGATTCTGTAATGGGTGATGTTTCACGAACTTATAAGCAAGGCTTGGCAACAAACACAGTTAGCATTGAATGCTATTGGGATGAGGCAGACGCACAGCAATTAATTCTTGATGAACGTGCTGACGTTGATTTTGAAATCTATCCGACTGGTACNGGCAGTGGCGAAACATTCTTCACAGGTGGCGGCATTGTTACTTCTCGTAACATTTCTGGCGCGTTTGATGGAATGGTTGAAGCCAGCTTCACTATCCAGTGCAGTGGCGCAGTTGTTGAAGCGCAAGTTTAATTAACTTAGGGGATAAACCATGGGATTAGCTAAAGAGTTAAGAAACAGGCGAGAAGTTAAAACGCGAGAAGTATTAGTTCCTGCGTGGGGTGACGAATCTGGAGAGTTTAAGTTGTACAGCAGGGCTATTACTTGTTATGACTTGGATCAGCTACAGAAGAAGCACCCCAACTTCTTAAACAATACCACTGTAGGCGCTATGGTAGATTTGATCTGTATGAAAGCTGAAGATGAGGGCGGTAACAAACTCTTTACTTCTGCCGAAGATCGAATAGATTTAATGGGTGAAGAAACTAGCATTATTTCTGAGATAGCCAATCAAATGTTTGCAGAGATTGAGTCTGTTGAGGAAAAGCTGGGAAACTAAAAACCGATCAATCAAGGGTAAATTTACTATCTTTGGCTGATCGGCTTCACATCACAATAGCGGAAGCAGAGCAAATGCCAGTTAGTCATTTTAATGAGTGGCTTGCTTACTTTCATATAATGAGCGAAAAAGATGGCTAACAATGTACAGATAGTAATTAAGGCGCTCGACAAAACCAAGGCAGGTTTTGGTTCTGCAACCAAAGGCTTAAAGTCTGTTGCTGGGGCTGTTCTCAGTGCTAGAACTGCTATTGTCGGCCTAGTAGGTGCGGCTGGGTTTGGC